CCCAAACTGCTTCTCCTCTATCATAATGACCTAAACTATGTTTACCTGTATTTCCCCTAGAATTAAGTCTTTGTATTGGCCCTGCAGCTTCTAAAAGTACATTAGGCGAGGTTGTTCCGATTCCAACGTTTCCGCTTTGATTTACTGTAAATAGAGGTGAATTAAAAGTTGTGCCACCTACGGCTGTTGAAGCGGTAATTTCAAAACCATTATTTATGTTATGTTGTGCACCAACTAACCAATTATATTTTGTTGGCGTTCCACCATCCATAAACCTTATTGCCCTTGATCCACCGGGACCTGAACTTGTTAAATCAACAAAATGACTTGAATTTAAACCCCCAATATTTAATCTACTACTAGGCGAGGTTGTTCCAATACCGACGTTTCCATTTAAACCGTCAATCATCATTTTAGTATCCGCTAATGCTGCGCTTCCAGCATCGCTTACTGTGTCTACTAAAAAGTGTAAATTTTGTCTTGCAGCGCCATCTGATAAAGCTTGAGCTACAATAGCAACTTTTCTATATGCCGCATTTGCATTTTCCGCATAACCTAAGCTTATACCTCCAAATTGACCATTAGTATTATTTTGTCCTTGACCAAAGTGTGCACATAAAGTATTTACTGCACCATTTACTTGTAATTTAGAATTTGGGGTTTCAATTCCGATTCCTACGTTACCTGAAGTATTAATAGTTAGTCTATTAGTGTTTCCATCATCAAATATTTCAAAATTACCTGAAGTATCATTCCTGTCCATATACCAATATGAACTAGCACTATTTGAAATTGCTAATTGTCCTCTAACATCTAAAGTTTTTACTGGGTCAGTTGCAGAAATTCCTACTTTGCCTCTATCTAATACAATTACATTACCGTATCCTATTCCAGCATTTAACTGATCAAATGAATATCTTACAAGTCCAGATGTTACAATTTGATTTAATTGTAATCTATAAGAACTTGAAGCTGTATTATAACTCCATTGTTGTATTCTTGAATTACCTGAGGTTTCTGATAAAACATCCAAGGGTGCATTTGGAGAAAGTCCAATTCCTACTTTTCCTGAACTGTCTATAGTTAATCTAGTATCATCATTAGTCCTAAACACCATACTATTATTAGTATGACCATAATAAATTTGACCTGGGTTAATATCGCTTGGGTCTGAAAAATTTATATATGATTCCCCTGTGTCAGAAGTCGATTTAATTCTAACTTCTGCACTGGCATTAGTAACTACTACTTTTCCAGATGTGTTAATATCATCACTTGCAGAAACTTCTCCTGAAAAAGTTCCATTCCCTGTAACTGTTATTCCTGTATTTGTTGTTTCAAACTTTTTACTATTGTCGTTATAAAGTTCTACTGCACCATCAGGTGTCATTTTAGCCATTAATTCACTTGTGCCTGTTTTTCTAAATTTAATTGCTTGGTTTGTATCAATGAATAAATCTCCAGCACCTGCTTCCTCTATAACACTTCCTATTGATGGGTCGTGATATATGTTTAAATCTCCAGTATCTTTACCGAATCTTGCTTTTACATTATCGGGTAATCTAATATTTTTGGAAAATAAAGTAATAACTTCGCTACCATCTAAAAAGAAATAAGTTGTATCACCACCGCTTCCATTATCACATTGGAAAATAATATCTTTATTATCATTACTATTTCTAATTATTAAATCCCCTATATTTTGCGTGTTTCTAATATGGCTATCTGTTCCATCGTGATATATTTGTAAATCATTTGAATCGCCCATCATTAATTTACCATTATCAGCAAATTTTATTTGGTTACCACCCATTACAATATTACCTGCGAAAGTTGCAGAACCATCAACAGTTTCGCTGCTTAATAATCTGATTGCCATGACCTATTTTTAATATTATCTATTTCTTTTTTAAGTTCCTTAATACTTTCTATAAGTAAAGGTACTAATTTCTCATACTTGACAGCTTTATATCCGTCTTTACGAGTCTCAACAAGTTGTGGATATACTTCTTCTATTTCTTGAGCAACAACACCAACATCATGTCCTTCATACAACTCCTGTTTATCATTCCAATCGAACTCATATCCGTTAATTTTTTCTAGTTTTTCTAAAGGTTTTTCTATTTTAATTATATTATTTTTTAGTCTTTTATCGGATGAATAATATGCAATAACATCCCCAGCTGCTCTAATAACTCCTAGAGAATTTGGTGTTGCTGCTCCAACACCTAAACAGTGTGCGTATAAATGTGAGCTAAAATATCCTTGCCCTTGAACTTCTAACTCATAATAAGGATTTGTTGTTCCTATTCCTACAAATCCCCCATTAATAAAAGATTTGCCATTTGCTCTGAATCTAACTGTTTGAGTACCATTATAATATAACCCTAAAAACCCTTCGTTTGAAAAATATTGTTCTAAAGAAGCTATTTTAGTACCAGCAGATGGTGAATTTGTAAATATTTGAATACCTGCTGTTCCACTACCATGTATTTTTTGTAAAACATTAGCAGTTCCACCACCAACTTGAAAAGTAGAAGAAGGTGTAGTCGTTCCGATTCCTACGTTTCCACTTCCTTTTATAGACATAAAGTTTTGAGTATCATTAGTGTTACTAACTTTAAGAGCATATTC